GTTTTTAAAACACTTAAATAATGACTCATAAAAACACATCTATTGCACCTAGCTTGCCCCGAAGTACAATAAAGGTGTCCGGTTTTCCCGGTCAGAGCATCATTCACTTGACTTTAATTGAGATCTGGTATGCATTCATTCGCTTTTTAGTTGGATGGATGCACAGGGACTATCGTTGGGCTAATTTCCTAACGAAAGCCTGTCCTGATATATTTAACCATGATTGGTTATCTTATCAGGTGTCATTAAGAACATTGATATTACCAGATTATAGACAAATCTTTCGCGAATCCATTTTTAAATTTGACTTAGTACCTACGAGTAACAATCATAGTCATAAGAGGAGCGCTCAATTAAGAACATCAGTCGATGTGAATTTTGGGAGAATTATTGAAGAAGCAGGATTTAAACCTTATTCTGTATCAACATCACGTAGGAATACGGGTGATGGACAACGCCATTATTTTATGGCAAAAGATCTTTCTTTAAAGTATCAAAATGATCCAATCACTGACAACCATATTATAACAATGGTGGATGTTGATTATTATACAGATATACCAAAATGGATGGAATATGCCAGACCTATTTTTATTTATACCTTTGTACCGACTGCAGTTGCAGGAACGTCAAACAATGAACGTGATTATTCATGGACCATTCGTGATGACGAAGTTGAATACACTGTTAGCGGTGGTGCAAGCTATAAACATAGGTTCTGGGATTATAAGGGAGATCACGCCACTTGCTTTGACAAGAATGGCAATTTAATAACGTTTTTGATAGAGCAAAAGATCTGTGATACTGATCCGAATAGGCGCATCATAATGTTATTACCAGTGACGATAACAAAACCCCCTTATTACCATTTTCTAATTGATGCCTGTGATGTAATACAACGGAAGAAGATATCACAAGGAGAGGTTAACATATTAGCGAACCCTGTTGAGGGTGTAGTTAGTATGGGAAGAGCCGGCTACTACGAGGCTGTAAATGTCAGACTCAAAGTATTAGGCGCTATAATGATAAGATTAAGCGTAAAATCAGGTACACCAAGCATTTCCGATGTAGAAAGGCTTCTCAGGACAATTTGTGTCGACAAAGATGATCCTGAGTTAAGCATAGATTCTGCATTGTTGTTCGACTTGATTACTAGATTGATAGAAAAAGACTATCGCTTATCTTCCTGCAATATAACAACCAATAATTGTAAAACCCAACAAGTATACTATCAAGCCTCTGGCCCACTTGCCCATGAGGATGGAAAGCAGAAAGGCATGGCTATTTGTGACTCTTTAGTCACTGAACCAGCTTTATTCCCAATGAATAGTTATAATAACGACGTAGCATGTGTCAATGGGAGAATTCTAAAACCCAAAAATAATGTCGCAGTCCCAGCTCATTACAATGAACTCGCTGCTGATTTTGTCAATTTATTATTGAGAAAATCTAAGCACGAGGGATGTCCTTTCTCTATAGATGAGGTTAACGAGCGGCAGAATCTTCCACGACAGAAAGCACGTACAGAAAAAGTCTTGCAATTTATCTCTGATTTAACAAAGGTATCTTGCAAAGCATTCCAGAAAACAGAAGCTTATCCTAAGATAGGCGATCCAAGGAATATAACTACCATGAATGCGGAATATA